TATCCGATACAGCATCGTGCCGGACGCGATGGCCGAGCCGGTGGTCAGCGTGTTGTTGTTGTTCTGGCTGCCGACCGCCGTCCAGCCGGTGCCGGTGATAGCCGTCGTCGCGGTGGTGCGCGAGGCAATGCAGGCGATCAGCAGATCGCCATCGGCGACCCCCGCCGGCTCGGTCAGTACGATCGGCGTGGCGGTGACAGGCGTGCCGATCGACGAAACGCCGACGAAGGACCACGGCGTGCCTATAGCAAGTTGAAGATAGGGATCTAGAGTAGTGCCAGTTTGATCTACTGAATAACATTGAAAAAGGTTCGAGCCGGTTGGCGCAGTGTTAGTCTCTTCATCCTCCGAGTGGACGACCACTCTAAATGTGGCCGATCTCGGTATTGCACTGACGCTAAGAACATCGAAATTCGTATAGCTTGCCGATGATGTCGGCCATGTCCTCGGCCCCGCATGGAGCGTTAGTCCGCTAAGTGATCCTCCGGCAATTTTGTTGCTGACTGTCGTTACTTCACGAATGCTAAGTCGATCAGCGTTAGCGGATGCCGCCACCCCACTATCCTGCAGAGCAAATTGACCTAACCCGGCACCTGCTGGAACACCCGATGTATCAAAAATAAAGAACGCTTGGGAGATCGTGTAATTAGGCGAAGAAAACGTATGAATAATTGAAACGGTGGTGGCTGCTGTTGTCGTCGCAGTGGTGGCATTTCTCACTGTGGCATAGGTAGTGCTTGCGGTAGGTGCTGCGGCACCATCGCCGGTAGTGCTATAAATTTTGTAATAAACCGACATCAGACGAAGCCCTCCAGCATCTCGTGGAGGGCCTGCATCAAGTCCTTTCTCTCGTTGCCGGTTTCAGTTCCTCGCGCCGGAAGCACTGGCGGGTTGACGATGGTGATCTGGTGGGTGACCGGCTGGCCGGGCGGCCGCGTGAAGGTCACGTCAAGGAATAGCGCGGGCTGGTCGGTGGCACGGACGCCGTTGATGCGGAAGGTGAACCCCTTGTGCGTGACGGTGCGGCCGAGCAGCGGCTTTACACGCGGGCGGCCGTTGATGATGACGTCGATCAACGACGTCACCTTCAGGTCATAGATCTGCCGGCGCTGCTTGTCCTCGTCGAGATCCTTTCGCGCCCGGATCGCGGCAATGGCGTCGACGATCGGCACATCAGTCCCCTCATGCGATGCGGATGATCGCGCTGGTCGAGTTGGCTGCCGGGAAGGTTACGGTAAAATCGCCCGCGCTGCTCGTCTTGTCCGCGCCGAAATCCAGTACCACGACCGCAGCGTCGGCCACAGGCGTCGTCGCCGTGTCGTTGTAGATCACCGCGCCCCTGGCCGTGAACGTGCTGGCCGCCCACACCTCGTCGTCGAAATCCATCCACGCCACCGTGGTGGTGAGCGACGGCATCGAGGCGGGTTTGTCGAGCGTGTTGCCGGTGGTCGTGTAGGCGGTGCCGGACGATGATACCTCGCCGCTGGTCGTGTAGGCGGTGAGCGAGGCGTCCATGCCGGTCGCGCTGTTGGTGTGCAGGCTCATCTTGAAGGTGTTGCCGCCCGAGGTCGAGAAATTGTGCCGGGCCGCAAGCAGATCCTGCTTGAAGCTCGAGCACACAAAGTTTGTCGTGAAGGCCATGGTTTTATCTCCTGTGAAGTTCGTAGATCAGCTGCGCAGCCTCGTGCATGCCAGCCTTCCGTAGTTGCGCCAGAATGGTGGTGTGGTTGCTGAGGATCGCGCGACGCACGCCCTTGAGCACGACCTCCCGCATGGCGTCCTGGTAGGCGAGCGCCTGCAGCTTGATCTCGGGCGGCGCATTTTCCGACACATGGATCAGCTTCGCCGAGATCCTTTCGGCGTAGAATTCCGGCGGATGGCCGCCATCGACGGTGGTGGCCACCGTGACGGCGCCGACGGCGATGTCGAATTTCTGGCTGATGGTCATGTCGTGTCGATCCAGATGTCGTTGATGCCCGGCGAGGACGGCGCGCTCGATGCGACGGTAATTTTCGGCAATGCCTGCCACGATGCGTCCGAACCGCGGCGACCATAGGTCACCCCGTCCGTCGGTGCTTCCAGCATGTTGTTGGAACCGATGCCGAAGCCCGCGAAGATCACGCGGCCGGCCGTGAACGCCGTGCCGCTGCCGGTCGAGGTCCAGGTCACCGGGATCGTGAAATAGGCGCCGTTATCGACTGCCGCGCTCGACGTCACGTAGTACTGCACGTTGGCCGAGTTGGTCTTGTCCTGCACCAGGATTTTTACGCCGCCCGCGATGATCTTCAGCGCGTTGGTTATGTCGACGCCGACCGCGTTTGTCTCATGCAGGTAGAACGCGGTGATGGCACTCTGCGTCGTGCTGTTGCCGCGCAACTGCCCGGTCGAGGGCGGCGTCGTGGTCGTTGTCGAATAGGTATATTCGGCCGTCGACAGGCCGCCGATACCGATGGCAGCGACCGACGCCGCCGTCGCATAGTAGGAGCTGTCCTGTCCATCGAGCAGGTCGGCGTCGAGGGTGCTGCCGGTGCCATCCACGGTGACCAGCTTGGCCAGTACCTGCGCTGCGGTATCGGGTGAGCCGGCTGGGCCGGTTGCACCGGTTGGTCCTGCCGGTCCGGTGGCGCCAGCCGGTCCCGTCGGACCGGGGACAGAACTAGCCGCGCCAGTCGCCCCGGTTGGCCCTTGGATGCCCTGCGGTCCCTGCGGGCCGGGAACGGTGCTGGCCGCACCGGTTGGGCCAGCCGGCCCGATTTCCCCCTGCGGCCCTTCCGGGCCTTGCGGGCCGACCTGGCCGGGCGGCCCCTCATTGCCGACGCCCTGGATGTCGACGATGATCAGCGCTGAAGGATCACCGATGTTCACGTCGATTGCGGGAATCGCAATCGGCGGCACCACGACGTCGACGAGGACAATTGCTTCCTCGGTCATGGCGCGTCATCCCGAGTCGGTGACATCGGGCGTCACCGTTACGCGACCGCCAAGTATCGTCGCGACATCGCCGCTCGCATAGGTCAGCTGCAGATCCCAGGCCGTGGTATTGCCCTGCGGCAGCGCGTGGCTGGTCGCCGCGGGCAGTGTGGCAAGGATGATGTTAGGCAATTCGACCACGCATTCGATGTCCGCTATCTGGGCGCCGGCCGGCTTGTCGCGGATCTCGGCCTTCGGGATCACGTCGGTCAGGTCCGCAGGCTCGGTCTTTGCCTCATCTGCCCACAGGGTGAACTGCCAGCGATAGGTATCACCGCGGTAGAGATTCAGCGTGTAATTGCCAGGAGGCATCTCAGCGTCTCATGCGATCGTTGGATCCCGGTAGCGATAGAGCAGATCGGCGATATTGGCCGGCGGATAGCCGATCGTCGTATCGGTGGCCGCCGCATCGGCCTTGCGGTCGTCGTAAAGCTGGATGAGCTTGATCGCGACGGCCGCCTGGACGTCCGCCGGTACGGTCGCAGCCGTCCAGCCGAAATCCTTCTTGATCCACGTGACCACGTAGGCACTCGCCGCCTCGATCTGGCGCGTGATGAGTTCGTCGTCGTCGTCGACCGTGACGCGCAAATATTGCTTGGCGGCGTCCAGGGTGAGCAGCGCTACCATTTCGAACCGTCCGCCGCCATTTGCGTGAGATCGCGTCCGGCGCGCCCCGCTGGCCCAGCCATGCCCCTTTCGCCATCCTTGCCATTCTTGCCGTCGCGGCCGCGCCGCACTGCGCGCACCCACCCCTCGATGCCATCGTCCGGCTTGTCGCCGGTCGGTGAATTACAGACCCAGAGCGAGCCGCCGAATGTGACGGTGTCCCCCCGCTCGTAGGCCTGCTCGCGGAACGCGCCGCGATAGATCATCACCGGCACCTGGAACGGGAATTCCTTGACACGCTCGCCCTGTACAAAGCGGAAGACGAAGGTGCGCTCGCCATCATAGTCGACCGTCAGGTCGTCGAAGCCAAAGCCGTCGAGTCCGTCAATGCCGTTGAGTCCGTCGAGGCCGTCCTTGCCGTGGTTGCCGTCGAGGCCGTCCTTGCCGTCTGTCCCGTCGCGGCCGTCGCGGCCGTCGCGCGCGACAGGAATGCGGTCGATGCGCTCATGGACGGCATCCAGCGCCGGATCGATATAGTTGCGGACGGCATCCACCCAGACCTTGGCATCAGCGCGATCGGACATAGCGCTCCCTTCCCAGCATCTTCGCGGCGGCCTCGGCATTGTCGTTGACCGGCGGTGCAACTACCGGCGCCGCCGGCTTGCTGAACGGATCGTCGCGGTCGCGCTTGTCGAGCGCCGCCAGGCTGAAATTCTGCTGCTGCAGGTATGGCGAGGCGCCGCCCTTGACTGCCGCCAGGTTTATCCGCCGCCTGGCCTCGTTGGGCGCCATGATGCCGGCGCCGACCGCCTCGGCCAGCGCCTTGACGTGGCTGGCCGTATCCATCCTGATCAGGTCGTCGATGTGGAACTCGGTAGCGTAGGGCGCCGGCAGTTCCAGCCCTTCGTCCAGCGCCAGCTCGATCGACTCGATGTAAACCTGCAGGGTGTTGGAATAATATTGCTGCTCCAGCGCTTCGACGTTGCCGGCCGTCAGCTGGGTGTTCATGATCTTGTGCAGCGGCACGCCGAACACCGCGCAGATCGCCTCGGCTGCGAACTTCTGCTGCTCCATGACCTGTGCGTCGACCGCCTTGAAGGCCATCGGCTCGTACTTCAGGCCGTCGCCCAGCACCGCCACCTTGCCGGCATTGCTGCCGGTATAATTCTGGTCGAAATAGTCCTTGAGCCGGCTGGCCGTTTCGTCAGCAATGTTGCCGGGCGCCGAGAGCACGCCGCCTGGCCGGGATCCATTGGCGAATAGCGCCGTCTCATTCCGCTGGATCGCCAGGCCCTGCAGCGCCGGCCCGCCGGCCGCATACATTTTCGAGAGGCCGACCAGCGGGTGGTAGAACGTGTCCTGGCGGTCGTGGATGATCTCGCGCGCCGGCACCGTCACCTGCTCGTCGTTGAACCCGGCGATATCCCAGTTGCCGCGCAATTCGTAGAACACAGCGCCGTCCGGTGCCGTCAGCGTCGTTACCCGGGCCGGATCCAGCACATGCAGCCGCACCACGACGCCGCGCTGGTCGCGTTGCTTGAAAACGTAAGTATTCCCGTGGATCAGTTTCGACTGCACCCAGGAGGCAAAAAACTGCATGCGGTTCTGGTAGGCGTTCGGCTTGCGAATGACCGGCGAGAATGCGGGCGAATCGGTTTCCGTCCGAATGCCGGCATCGTCCTTGCTGACCAGTTTCAGCCGCATCTTGGCCACATCCGACGAAATCTGGCTGATGCATTTGTTGACCGGCCAGAACGACAGCCAATCCTCGACGCGGATTTCATCGTTGCGCTGCCATGCGCCGGTGTAGGACTCGCGGATGACCGGCCACCAGCCGCGGTAACCGTCGACCGGCTGCGGCGGATTTGGCGTCGCCGCCTTGGTGATCTGGAGTCCGAAAATCCGCATTTACTTTTTCTCGGCTTTGATCTGCCGGGTCTTGTAGGTCTTGGCTTCCTCCTTCGGTGGTTCCTTTGCCTCGACGGGCTTTTTCGATTTCTTCTCGCCGGCGGCTGTAGCATGCCCGGCAGCGATCAGCGCCTGCGCAAACCGCTCGTCGGGAATGTCCAGCTCGTCGCCTGCCGCAAAGCGGTTAAGCCCTAGCTTCATGTCGGTGGTGAAAGTGACTTTCATTGGCTTTGCTTTCCTTCGAATGAGGCCGGCCGCGAGGAGGAGGCACACGGCCGGCCAGCCACCTAAGGCCCTACGGAACGTAGGCGGCGTTTTCGATCCACTGCACGATGCCGGTGCGGCGCGGCAGCCAGGTGATAAACCGCTCGGCACGGATGCCGACCAGGTTGTTCTGCCACAACGAGACCAGCACCGAGGTGGCGGTTGTCGGATTGTCCGGCGCATCGCTCATCTGCAGCGAGGCCTCCCGCGAGATATCCAGCGAAACGCCATCGTCGGCGAACAGGATCTCCGAGGTTTCAATCAGGAAGATGCGGTCGCTGGAGCTGCCGGCCGTAATGTTGGTCGAGGTGATCACCGGGAAGCCCATCAACGTGCCGCCATCGGCGCCCAGGCCAGGGAATTCCGGCACGCCCATGACATTGCGCGACAGCCCGAGCGTGGCCGCCCTGGCCGGCGTCATCACCCACGCCATCGATGTCATAGGGTGATTGGCGGTCGCGAACAGGTTCACCAGCTTGGCAAGATCGGTGAAGGCCGCCGCGAGCGTGGTGCCGGACGGAGTCTGGCCGGCAACGCCGTTGGTGATCGAGGCCGGCGAGGTGCCTGCACTCAATGCCTTGGCCGGGTCGAGGAACTGCTGATCGATGAATTTCGAGATCGCAGCGATCAGATCCGTGCGGATCAAGGCCTCGGCCGATGGATTCGAGAACCGCGCCAGCTCTTCGGTGATGACCACGATCACGGCCACCTTGTAGGCCTCGAGCTGGATGGTGTCGAAAGCCTGCTTCGACAGCGGCTTCGGCGCGCCTTCACCGACCCACCCGGCCGATGCGCCGGCGGTCTGTCTCGGCACCTTGATCCTGAACGGCACCCGGTGCAGTCCCGGCATGCGGCCAACGATGGTCGCGGGCTGCAGCATGGCGATGAACTCCGAGGCCATCGCGGTATATTCCGCGAGCGGCTTGGCCCACGTCGTATCGCTGGTGGTGCCCGCGGCGACGGCCGCCTTCAGCACGGTTTCGACTTCCGGCGTATCGCTCCAGGTCTTGGCCTGGTTGGCGGCGGATTCCAAATTGCCCTTGCTGCGCGCCAGCGCCATCGCATAGCGGGTGAACGCGGTGCCTTTCGGCAGGTTGTTTCCGCGCACCTCGATGCGGGGCGTCAGCCGCTTCACCGGCTCTGGCATCTTGTCGCCAACCGGCTTGGCTTCGGACTTGTTCAGCCGCTCGATCTCGCCCAGCCGCACCAGGTGCTCGTCGATCTCGACGAGTTCGGAACGGGTGCTGTCGTATTCCTCCTTTTGCGCCTCATCGAGCGTGGCGCCATCGGACTCGGCCATGATGGCAAGCAACCTTGCGGTCTTGGCCGCGCGGCTGGCCTCGAAGGCCGAGATCTGCTCGGCGATCGGAACATTGGCGTTCATTGGTTTCTTCCTTTCGGGTTTGACGGTTACGGTCTTGCCCGAGGCGCCGGGCGGCTCGTCGCCGATGCGCTGTTGGCCAGTGAAGGCCGGCGCACCGGTGTCAAATTGCTTGATGGTGAGAATGCTGGCTTCAGCGTTGGCGGGAATCGTCACCGCGCTCAGCTCCAGCCACTCCCAACTTTTGAAACGAATGCCGCGTGAATCCTTGATCCGCTCGGTCTCAAGGCTGCGGAAGCCGATCGACAGGCCGCGCACCAGCCCGGCCTTGATCTTCGCCCAGTAGACGTCGATGTCCGCACTGACGCCCTTGGCGATCTGCGCCGCGATCTCGATGCCGTCCTTGGTTACCTTGGCCTCGGTGACATGGCCGATCGGCTCGCGGCTGTCATGCTGCCACAGCAGCGGCAGCGGCAGCGCAAACTTGGCGCCGTCCGGATCGACGATGTCGTCCATGCGATCGGCCGACGGCGTCGTCGCCACACCGCGAATTATCCTGGCATCTTCCTCGACCGACTTAACGTCGAGTAGTGTGTAGGCCCGGTTCATTGCGGCCTCCCATGATCAGCATCTGGTATTGCGGCAGCCGCTTCGGCTCCGGATTGTGGCTCATCAGCGTGACCGCATTGAACGCCGCCATCAGCGGGTCGATCTTGGCCTTGCCGGATGT